TTATGAGAAAAATTCAAAGGAGGATAGCAAAATGGATAAAAGCAAAGTGAAAGAGTTTGTAAAGAAGCATAAAAAGGAACTTGGCGTAGGAGCAGGGATTGTTTTGGGAACTATTACATGTGTTATTGTGAGAAAATCATTTCATTCATCTAAACACATAGCTTTACCCAAAGTGGAAAATAAGATCAGGGACATTGTTGTTCCGGATGGGTTTTCAGTTGGAGAGATCGTGTCTTTATTTGAAGATGGAGATGAGATTGTTACTATCGCACGTGAACTTACTGTAAATGATCTTGGTAGATTAGGCAAGGAACTTGTGAAACATGGGCTTGTTGCAGACGGAGCGGAAGCAGCCATTACAGCAGAATTTTTAAGGAATGTATGATTTGGTAAAGGGGTCGCTAACAACGGCTCCTTTCTTTTTTGGAGAAAAATAAATGTGGCAAGATAATTACAAGACTTGGCTGTATCATCATGGCGTGAAAGGTCAAAAGTGGGGCGTGAAAAATGGTCCGCCTTATCCTATTGGAAGCGATGGTAATAAATCTATTGCAAAATCTTCCGAGCATGATACAATAGTAGAGGATGCAATACGTTCTGGAAAAGTGTTAAAGAAAATCAATAAGGACAAACAGGCGAGACATACAAGGAGCGGGCATATTCCAGGCAGAAGTTATCTGGATGGAGACTTGGAGTATGCACAGGCGTTGGTTGATAAACTGAGTGGGACTGGCGAGGCACTACGAGATGGAAAAGGTAATTGGAATCATAGAGAAAGAGTAGTGAGTCCGAATATCATTGGGACACATGTTGATCTTGATGGTGCAGAAACGAAATCTAATGTCGCCATAATTGCATATTCTAAAACCGGAAGTCATATATATCCAGCTAAAAGGAAGGAGAACAAAGATGCAACTTAGTCAGGCACTTGAAGGTAAAAGAGTTCGAGTGGTTCATGTGGATGGGGAAATTTTTGAAGGTACAGTAAGCGATTATTTTTATCCAGAGGATAATGAGCCGGAAGGAGTTTCTGGTATTGCGCTTGACAATTGCCCGCAAAGACCAGGTGTATGGCTTGGTATTAATGAGCCAGAAATTAAATCTATAAAAATTATTTCTTAAAATCAAATACGATAAAAACTGGAAACCATGGGTCTTAACTGGCCTGTGGTTTTTGTTTTTTATATCAGGCTGGAGGTACTTGGTTAAAAACGCGCTCTCGACCATTCGTAGCAGCCGAAAGCGCGTTTGAATTTAAAAAGCCTTAATAGTTTTAGGCTAAGCAAATAAAATTTCGCTTTTGAAACCATGTTTGACAGCTTTACCTCAATGCAGGAATTTACAGGGGAGGGACTATGTTATACTTAATTGGTTTTATTTGGATTTTTATTTTTATATGTATTTTAATCATGAAAAAAATAAGAGAAGAAACATGGAAAATATACGTTATATATGTCATTTTCATAGGTATTTTGGAAACCGTTTTCCTAGTAAGTCAATTATTTCAGGGATAAGTTGTTCTAAATGAATAGTGGCATTTTCCCAGTCTCCTTCTTCTATGTTTTTATGAGTCGATATCATTTTTTTGCGTAATTCTTCACTTGCGTATAAGATTGAAAGAAAATAGTATTCTTCATATTCTTTTGAAGACTCTTGGTCTGCAAGAGCGATATACCGTCCAGCGTACCTGATATATTTTTCAAATATATTCTTTTGGTGTAAAATAGTATTTTTTATATGCTCTTGTTCTAACTCCAGTTGTTTGATCTTTGAGTTATGCAAATTATTGATCATGGAAGTTAAGATTGGAGAAATAATTGCGGCACATCCAAGAATTACGGAAATGGTGACTGTTAAATCAACTTTTGGCATAAAATAATATCCTTTCGTTGTGATTGTAATTTTATAGTATTGTATCATAACAGTGTTGATTTGAAAAGGAGGAAAAATTCAAAATGGAGATTACATTTGGGTCCAGGCTGAAACATGCCTGGAATGCTTTTATGAACAGAGACCCGACAGATTATTACAGAAGTGTTGGAATGGGCTATTCTTACAGACCTGACCGTGTCCGGATGACCAGAGGTAATGAGAGGTCTATTGTGACTTCGGTTTATAATCGAATTGCCCTTGATGCGTCTTCTGTGGATATTGTTCATTCCAGACTGGATGAGGATGACCGCTTTATTGAGATTATTGATTCTGGTTTGAACAGCTGTCTGAATCTTGGAGCAAATATTGACCAGACCGGCAGAGCTTTTATTCAGGATGTGGTTATGTCTATGCTGGACGAAGGATGCGTTGCTATTGTTCCCGTGGATACAACTATTAATCCTACTGTAACCGGTTCTTATGATATTAACAGTATGCGGACGGCTAAGATTTTGGAGTGGTATCCGGAACATGTGAGAGTTCGGCTTTATAATGACCGGAGCGGACAGAAGGAGGAGATTATACTTCCGAAAAATACTGTGGCTATTGTAGAAAATCCGTTGTATGCGGTGATTAATGAACCGAATTCTACTATGCAGCGTTTGATAAGGAAACTTAATCTTTTGGATGCTATTGATGAGCAGAGTGGTTCTGGGAAGCTGGATTTGATTATTCAGTTACCTTATGTTGTCAAGACAGAAGCAAGACGAAAGCAAGCTGAAAACCGGCGCAAAGATATTGAAATGCAGCTGGCAGGCTCTAAGTATGGTATTGCTTATACCGATGGTGCAGAACGTATTACTCAGCTGAATCGTGCAGTAGATAATAACCTGATGTCTCAGATTGAATACCTGACGAGTATGCTTTACAGCCAGTTAGGGATTACACAGGGGATTCTTGATGGCACAGCGGATGAGAAAACTATGTTGAATTATTATCATCGGACCATTGAGCCGATTCTTGCTTCTATTGTCGATGAAATGAAACGTAAGTTTCTGACTAAGACGGCAAGGTCTCAGAAGCAGTCGATTCTGTTCTTCCGTGATCCGTTTAAACTGGTTCCGGTTTCTGAGATTTCTGAGATGGCAGATAAGTTTACCAGAAATGAAATTATGACGTCGAATGAGATCAGACAGAAGATTGGTATGAAACCATCGGATGATCCGAAAGCAGATGAGCTTAGAAATAGTAATCTGAGCGCACCTAGTGGAGAGGAAGATGCAGAAGAGGTCCCATGAAAATGTTATATTATAGATAAAGAAATGCGAAACTACCCATAGGTTTTTTTATGTCCAGGAGGTGAAGGAATGTATATAAAAAAACAGATGGAGATTCAGATGACGGATGTGGACAGAATCCTCGCGAAAGTAAATAAAGTAAGCGAGAGGCTGGACGATTCGCTCGAACTCCTCAGACTGGTATCTTCGGCAGTTATACATCTGAATGTGGACGTATATGATACAGTGGACGGACCTAAATTTATGGTCGGGTTTTCAGATATAAAAGAGTCCACGGCGAGCTTACGGTGCATCATCCACGAGCTTGAAGAGATTCTGGGAGTGTTTGAAAGTCTGCCATCAGAAGTAGCTAGGATGCAGAAAAAGATAAGCCAGCCGAAAGAATCCTAACGGTTGGCTTATGTCTTTTAAGGATTGAAAGTGATGGTTATCTTAGCGTTGTCGGGAATAATTTCTATTTCGTATGGGTTTTCTGCGTTCGTGTTTCCTGGAAGAGCCCGAAGGAATACTTCTTTTGGGTCGAACGTATGTGGCTGTCCACAATTTTGGCAGATACGTTCTGTTGGATGTAATTCCTCGTCTGGATAGAACCAAAGTTTATCTGCAGATATGGTATAAAAACACCCGCATTTCATTTTATCAGCACCATACTATCACCTCCCTCTACCTTTAAGTTTACCACAGGTGTAGAGCGGAGACAATAAAACAAGGAGGAAATTCAAAATGAAGTTTGATTTTTGTGGCTGGGCCACGCGTAACAATCTTAAATGCTCGGACGGAAGGACAATCCTGAAAGATGCATTTAAAGCAAACGATGGGCAGACTGTCCCTTTGGTCTGGAACCATCAGCATAATGATTCGTTCAATGTCTTAGGACATGCGTTATTGGAAAACCGCGACGATGGTGTTTATGCCTACTGTAAATTCAATGATACAGAGGCCGGAAAGAATGCCAAGCTGCTGGTGGAGCATGGGGATGTATCTGCACTGTCTATTTATGCTAATCAGTTGAAGCAACAGGGCGGGAATGTACATCATGGTGAAATCCGTGAAGTCAGCCTTGTTCTTGCAGGGGCGAATCCTGGCGCTTTTATTGATTCTGTGATGCAGCATGGGGAAGAGTCTGAAGATGAAGCGGTGATCTATACTG